ATACGATAACCGAACCCGGCAGGATTACAGAGGCTTATGAGTGTACATGGCCGGATACCAGGACTATTACAAATGCGGTGACGATTAACTATGTTGCTGGGTATGGTACGGCGGCAGCAGTTCCAGACGAAGTTAAAGCTGCCATAAAACTGATGACCGGTCATTTATACGAACATCGCGAAGCGGTTAGCGAAATAAAGATGGAGAAGGTGCCGATGTCGGTTATGCATCTTTTATGGCTGGAGAAACTGGTGATAGTATGAACATTGGAAAGCTGAGACATAAGATTGAGATACAGAGTTACACGACTACCGCAGACGATGTGGGCCATCCAGTCAAGACATGGGCAACGCACTCAACTGTATGGGCGTGGGTCCGGCCGATGTCTGGTCGAGAGGTAATGAACTCCCAGCAGCCGGTCGGGGAAATAACGCACAAGGTGACTATTCGATATAACGACACGATAGCCGTAACCGATAGAATACTATTCGGGACGCGATATTTCTACATAAATTTCGTCGCTAATTACGACGAGCGGAATGAGTTCATGGAAATCATGTGCAAGGAAAAACTGTAATGGCTGATAGGATTCAAATGCAAATTAAGAACGCTCAATTGGTACAGAATGCCTTAAACGCATTCTCGAAGAAGATATCACAAAAAGTAGTACGTCAGGGCGTTCGGGCAGCATGGAAACCATTATTGGACAGGGCAAAGGAGAATGCACGGTCATCTGTTGGCGGTGAAATGGGAGCACTCATCGCTCGGAGTATGCAGTTGCGAGCCTTCCGCAGACAAAAAAAAGGGTCTTATGGAATGCTTGTAAGAATCAAAGCAGGGGTTGATGAGTTTGTTGTTGTTTCTGAGTCAGGCAGGCGTGCATATATTCCATCGGCAATAGAATATGGCCACGCCTTTCCAGGCAGGGGCGGCAAAGGTGCTCCGAAGGATGTTGCTGCCAAACCATTCGCACGGCCAGCCTTGGATGCGACTTTACCAAACGCTCCTAAGATATTCGAGAAGCATTTAGTCCATGCTATACACGAGGAAAACGCTAAAAGGTGACCTATGATAGCAAAAGCAATTTATAGTCTATTGATAAACAATACCTCGATAACCGATTTGGTAAGCAATCGAATCTATCCGATGGTTCGTAATCAGGAAGCTGACTTGCCAGCGATAACATATCAAGTAATTAGTGGAGTTAGAAGTTACGACCTCGACGGGCCGAATGGCCTGGTTGAGGGCAGAGTACAAGTAAACTGTTTTGCCGACGACCCGTTGGAAGCGGGTGAATTGGCAGCCGTAGTCAGAGCGGCACTAAACGGGCACAGGGGCGGTGCGGCGGGCGTTCATATCGAATTGATGCTACTGGACGACCAGGGCGACCTTCCGTATATCGACCCGGAGAATGAAGCCCAAAACGTATTTGCAAAAATGATGGATTTCTATGTTTTGTATAAAGAATAATATTATTGAAAGGGTAACACAATGGCAACATTAGGTTTTTCAGGCATGGGTTCAGTGCTGGTTTTCGACGGCTCTACTATCGGAGAGATAGAGAGTATCGACGGCGGTGAGGTGACAATCGATTTCGAGGAAATTTTAACGATGGACTCGGTCAGTTATTACGCCGACATGATTTTAACCGCACTAAACTCAGGGCAGGTTTCAATCACCTGCATCTTCCAGCCGAGCAATACGACTGGAAATTACGCCGTGCTAAAGGCCAAGGCCGAGGCCAGAACGGTGGGAACGCTCTTACTGACGTATCTCAATACAGCGTTAGTCACAGGCCAGGCGGGAATAATCAGTTTGCAGTTCCCATCGGCCCCTGATGCAAAAGGCGTGCAGCGGTTCACCGCTACATTCAAACGGTCTGGTATATTCACTTATACCGGAACATAAGATTAAAGAAACGAAAGGAGATTATCTATGAAAGCAGAAGAGATTAAAAAGGCGATTATCGAGAAGCATACGAGGCCAGCAAAGCCGGTTGAAAAGGCCGAGATATTCGGTGTGGAGGGCTGGCTGTTCCGGTCATCCTCGTATCAAATGGAAGGCTGGCGGCAGGTGTCTAATGATAAAGACCCCGAAATACAAAGACTTGGCCCAGCCAAACTAATACAGATATCGTTTAGAGATGAGTCAGGCAAAATGGTTTTCGAGGAACTTGACCTGCCGATGATTGGCGGGATGGATGACTCGGATATCAACCTTATCTTCAAGCGGTGTCTGTCGATTAACGGTTATAGTGGCGAAGGCTGCGAAGCGTTACTAAAAAACTTAATAGCGATCTATGGCATCGATGGTGTGTACGCCTCGCTCGTGAATATAAATGCTCCCTGTCCGAATTGCGCGAAAGACATACCGAGTACGAACTCAGAGAGCAATATTTCGCCGAGCAATACTGGCCTTCCGGCAATGCAGCCGAAAGCTACAAAGCCATTCTCGCCGGACAGATCGCCGGACAGTTCGCAGGGCAAAAAGTGAGTTTCGATGAGAAAACGCAGAAGAGTATTTCGATGATAGTCAAGATGCTGGACGGCACGTTAGATATAGAGAAGGACATCCCGAAGAAACGGGGACTTCCGCCACCGGAAGAAATGATGATGTATTTTTAAGAATTAAGGAGACATAAAAATGAGTGTTGGAACAACGCGGTTAAACGGAAATGCCGGGGCGACGATGGATATCACGGCGTTTCTGGCGGGCGACTTGGCTGAGGCCAGAGTCCCAGCTATCGTCAACCCTTTTGCCTGGTCTTACGGGACTGGGGCTAATGCGGTAAATGTCGTCTACGCTGATTCGATTACACTAACCGATGGCAGTAATACGACGCTGGACTTATACGCTTCCGGTGCTTTACTGGACGTATTCGGAAGGGCACTTACGATGGAGGCGATAAAGTTCCTGTATATCAAGAACACCTCGACCGATTCAGGACTGCTTATTGGCGGCAATGCGTCCTTTGATTTGCTCATCTTTGCCGCGACCAGCGATATAGTGTATATCCCGACAGGCGGGGCGTTTCTCTGGGCGTGCCCATCGGCGGCGGGAATAGTTACATCGACTAATAAGAATTTATACTTAGAGGACGATGCCTCTGGTGCCGCTGGAAATAAGGTCATCCAAGTTATAGCAATGGGCCTTGACTAATAATAAACGAATAAAAATGAATTAAGGAGTTAAAAAATGACTGTTGGAACAACAAGGATAATCGGTAACGCCGGGCCAGCGTTAAACCTGACGGCGTTTCTGGCTGGCGACCTTACTCAAATGGAAGTGCCGGTCTTGCTCAACAATATAGGCTGGTCTTATGGCACTGGAGCCAATGCGGTGAATGTAGTTTATGCCGATGCGGTTACTTTTGGGACTGGTGCGAATACGACGCTTGAAATAAATGGCGGAACGCTGCTGGATGTTTTTACCAGAACATTGACTCTTGAAGCGATTAAATTCGTTTATATCAAGAACAACTCTGCCGCAGGCGGTTTAGAAGTATTAGGAACTGCCGTAACAGCACTGGATATTTGCAAGGACAAGACAGATATTATCCTTGTTCCTCCGGGCGGCACTTTTACATGGACTAACCCATCGGCGGCAGGAACAGACTGTTCGGCAAATTTCAATCTCAAGCTATTAGACGATGGTGTCGGTGGACTGGCGGCGAACGTCGATGTGATAATAATGGGCCTTGACTAATACTAAGAGGTGACAAATGATTCCTCTCGTAATGAGTGTAATCGCCAAGACCGAGACATTCCAGCGGGATATGGCTAAGGCTGGGAAGTCCGTTACTAAGTTCAGTACTACTTCCAGCAGGACAATGGCCACGGTGACGAAGCTGGGCCGGTCAATGATGATGATGGCCGGTATCGGCGGCGGTCTGTATATGTTAACGCGAGGGATTCGCGGGGCCATCTCGGCCGGTTTGGAGCAGGAAAAGGTACAGCTACAATTGGCAGCAGCTATCGGTGGCAACATTAGCGCAATGAAAAAGTACGCAGCCGAGATGCAAGCCCAGACTATCTACGGCGATGAGTTGATTTTGAGCCAGATGGCGTATGGCAAAAATCTCGGTATAAATACCGAACAGCTCCAGGCTGCCACCACGGCGGCTATCGGCCTGGCGGCTAAGTACCGGTTAGAACTCAACTCTGCAATGATGCTGATCGGAAGAGCTGCTTTGGGACAGACCCAAATGCTGACGCGGTATGGAATTGTACTGGATGAGACGTTAACCCCGCAGGAGAAGTTCGATGCCCTTCTGAAAATAGGAGCGGATAATTTTCACCTGGCTCAAGCTGAAACAAAATCAGCCGCTGGAGCGATGGCCCAGTTTAAGAACAATGTAGGCGATTTGGGCGAAGAGATAAGCATGGGCGTCCTGCCCGCACTTACGGATATGCTTACATTGTTCTTA